TGAAGTTCCTTGTCGCCGCCCGTGACCTCGTCGATGAACTGCTTCCACGTCGGGCAGTCGCCGCTGGGTGTGGCTGTGGTGATCTTGGTCATCCGGTCGGCACGCTCGTGCGGGCGCATCCGGCCTGTCTTGAGATCGACCATGCCGCCCGGCGTGTTGAGCAGCCACGGATCGGCGTCCCACTCGTCGGTGGTGGCCGCGTGCCTGCGGTCAGCGCGCGCCAGCCGCTCCACACCACCGACCGTACTGGCGCTGGCGAGCTTCGCCGCAACCTTGGGGTTATCGGCGCCCACAGCCGTCTGCCGACAGACGCTGCGGATCAGATCCGTGGCCGCCAACGTGTCCTCGGTGCGCCAGCGTTGGCCATCCCACACCAGCCACTTGCCCCAGCCAGCCACGTAGCGCCAGTCACGGTGGTAGCGACGCGTGAAGGACAACGCCAGCGCGTCCTCCGTACCCCAGACGGATTCGTCACTGCTGACCACCGGATCCACGTCATCGGCCACGTCGTGCATCTGCAGGCGCGGCCCGTGTGTGAGGAAAGTGGCGACATCGAAGCCCTCGGCGATGGCGTCCGCCGCATCCCAGCCCTCGGCAGCTTCTTCGGGTGGGTACAGAATGTGGCAGGATTTCCCGCCCGCCGACAGGATGGCCTGTGCCGCCTGCGTGGCGTACTCCCAGCCCGGCTTGTCGCGGTCGGGCCAAATCAGGACGGCCTTACCGGACAGCGGCGACCAGTCGGTCTTCTCGACCGGAGCGTTCGCGCCGTGCATCGCCGTGGTGGCCACGATGCCCACATCGATCAGGGCCTGCGCGCATTTCTCACCCTCGACCAGCACCACCTGCGCGGCGCTGGCCATCCCAGGCTGGTTGTAGAGCGGACGCGGGTCGGGCGGTGCTATCTTGCGACGCTTGGCATCCCAGGGCCGGAACTGCTTTTTCTGCCCGGGCGGGTCGTAGCGGTAGACGACGGCGATGAGATGGCCCGCCGCATCGAGGTAGTCCCATTTCGCTGTGGCCGGGCCGAGCTCGTCGACCGGCACGTCTTTCTTGCCGGATCGGCGTACTGGCATCTCGCGAGCGCGACCGAGCAGATCGGCGGCGGCATCCAGCACACGATTGAAGTCGGTGTGGATGTCGAGCGCCGAATGCCCGGCGATGAGCGAAAAGATGTCGCCGCCATCGCCCGTCGCGCGATCCGTCCACAACCCGGCCTTCTCACCGTCCAGCACCACCTCAAGGCTGTCGCCAGGACTACCCAACACGTCCCCGATCAGGAACTTTCCCCGGCGTCGCTTGCCAGCTGGGAACATCGTCGCAAGCACCGAGGAAAGGCCAGCGATCAGGCCTGCACGCAGTTCCTCGCGTTCGCTGTCATCGAGGATGCGCCGGGGCTCGACGGGTTTTGGGGTGTCGTTGAAGTCAAGCATCGGTGGCACCTCCGATCACATCGGCGATACCGGCCAGCTCGTGCGGGATGCGAGATTCGTGGCGCAACTTGCGCAGAGCCTTTCCCTCAATCTGGCTGACGCGCTCGCGCGTGACCTCCATCTTCTCGGCGATCTCGTCGAGCGACGAGCCGACAAAGAAGCGCTCGCGGATCACGTCCGCCTCACGCGGCGTCAGCGAATCGAGGGCATCCTGAATGATTCGCCCTGCCTGCGCGTGGCTGGCCAGCCGCAACGGGTCGGCAGACGCCGTTCCACAGGCCAGTGCTTGCACGCTGTCTGCATCCAGATCAATGCTAGAGTGGTTCGTTTCCAGCGGCTGGAGTTGGGCATCCGACCACAGGTCTGAGGGTGATGCGTTCAGGAAGTCGCACAGGTTCCACGCGCATTCCCGCAGCAAACCATCCGGCGTCAGCGGCGAGCGAGTGAGGTTGATGTATGGCAACAGCGCCCCGTAGTAGCTGATGCCGACGGCGGCAGCGAATGGTGCGCCCGGCCTGTGACCCGCCCGCTCGATGGCACGCAGCAGCCGGGCATTGCGCACGGAGATGCGGACACGGTAGTCACTCATGCACGCCTCCTTGCGTGACCGCCCATGCCCTGAGTTCCGACATCCGGAAGCGAACCATCTGGCCAACCCGGTAGTGAGGAATGCGCTTGGAGACGCGGCACCGAGGCTTGGTGAAGTAGTACGGCGGAAGATTGAGCAGGCGGGCAGCGTGGCGTGCCCCCACCATCGGTTCCGCCGCTGGTGCTTGTGATTGGGTATGGTTCATTGCGTCCTCCGGCAGCGGTCTTGCCACGCGCACATCCGGCATTCGAAGTGGTTCGAGTCGTGGAAGACGCGTGGCAGCAGCTCGCCTGCCTCGGTCGCCGTGATGACCTTCACTGCCCGATCCGACATGCGTTGGGCCAGCGCCGCGTCAAAGGGCACAAGCTCGGTGTAGATCTCCATGGTGTCGGCGTTGAGCGCCGTGAAGATCGCCGGGTGCTCGTGCAGTTCGAGATAGGCCTGGTAGATCGCCACTTGCGCGGCGTAGATGGGCTTGGAGATGGCCAGGCCCTTTTTCTCCAGGTCGTTCCAGGACTTGTTGCCCAGGCACTTGCACTCCCAGAGCGCGGGATAAGCGAAGCCTTCCGGGCCCGCGACGATGACACCGTCAACGTGACCCTGAAGGCGACCATCGGCCACCGAGAAACCAAACTGCTCGCCGTCAGCCTTGCGGGTGCGCAGGTCGAAACCCGCGTCCCGTAGCCAAGCGACCATGCAGTCCTCCATGACGTGGCCGCGCTCGAAGATGCGCAGCATCCGGCCCGGTGCGTCCCGCCCGTGGTCGATGGGAGCCTTGGCGTACTCGAACTGCAGCGCACGCTCGCAAGCCACCCCGAGGCGCGAGGCCCCGAGGTACTGGCGCTCAGACTGGCGGGCACGGGCCTGCTGCAACCCGGCGTCGACCAGGGCGGTGACCTGGCCCGCGATGCTCGATGAGGAATTGAAGTCCATCATGGCCTCTTCCCCTTCGGTTCTTCCCAGGGCAGGTCGTCCTCCAGATCCGCGAACGGGTTGGCGGCTTCGGGTGCCAGCGGATCGGGAGTGGGCGACAAGCCCCGCACGGGTGGAAACTTGCTGGACTCGTGGTGCGCGACCATTGCGTCCGACCAGCAAGTGACGATGGCGTCGATTACCTGCAGGGCCTCGGCCTCGGAGTAATCGCCCAGCGGCTTGGTGAAGCCGATCTCGCCCGCTGCCTCGCCGAAGGCCTTGAGGCACTTCTTCATCGCGGCCAGTTCGACATCAGACGGATCGATCATGGCGACCTCCGAGTTGTCGATGTGACCTTCCTTGGCCCGCTGCCAGTTGCCGTACAGCGCGTGAAACGCCTCCTGGCAGCGACGCGAGCAGAACACCCAATCGATGGGATAGCGCCGGGGATCGCCCACACCGTGGCGGTTGTCGGTGTGGCCGTAGCCCCGGGCCTGTCGTTTGCAGACCCAGCATTTCACGCCCCTTCCTCGAGTTCATCGAGCAGCAGGCCCAACTGCAGGGCAGCGCCAGCAAAGGCGGCCTCGCAGCGGCGCTTGAAGTCGGGATAGCTCATTGAGCTGCGCGCAATGGCCGTGACCGCGTGAATCTGCGATTCCAGATGCGCGAGCCCCTGATCGGACAGCCACTGGTGGTGCTTCTGCGAGATGCCCTTGCGATTGCGAATCTCGCCCAGCAAGTCCTCCGGGAGCACCGGCCCGTACACCCAGCGCAGCGTGATCTGGCCGACGACGTGAGGAGGGTTCTGATCGTGACCCTGGTATTTCCAGCCGAACAACCGATAGATGGCGCGGTAGTAGTCCGGATGGAAGCGGCGCTCCCACGATGCGCAGGACTGGCGCAGCAGTTTGGAGATCAACTCCTGCAGCGCATCCGGTGCGCGGTGGTGCTGGTAGCCGGTGGCCTCATCGATCAGCGCGACCTCGCCGGTGGTAGCCAGCGCCCGCATGATCGTCAGGCAGTTACCGACGATGCCCTGGCGAGCGCGGTGCAGCGTGCCCGCGATGGCCGCGTCCACCACGGAAGTGGCCACGTCCGCGATGATGCCTGCAGGGAAGAACTGGGTCTGGCGTCCCGATGGCAGCAAAATCGGCCCGGATGATTTCTCCAATAAAGACAATGAGTTAGGCGCGATTTCGGCCAAAAAACGGGCGAAACGGCCACCCTTGTGCGATTCGTGGAAACCGAGGAGCTTGGCCAGTTCCTTGCGGACGTAGCCGCGCTCGCCGGTGGTGAGCACGACCGCCTCGCAGTCGAGATCGCCGAAATGCACGACGCCGTAGTGGCTGGCTGTGAGCATGGATGCGTTCATGGCGACCTCCCTCACTGCGCCCACGACGGTTTGCCCGTCACGGGTGCGCGCTGCGGAGCCGGGGCCTGATACGCGGGCGCTGCCTGCGCCGGAGCGCCGGAGGTGCCGCCACCCGAAGCCTTGGTCGGCACACCCATCAACTTGACATAGTCGGGGTGGTCGGGTTCGACTGCGACCTTGACCACGTTGCGGTCCTGGCCTTTGCCGTCCTTCTCGATGTCGACGCGGGCGAGGAACTCCAGGCCATCCAGCTCGTGGAAGCCTTGGATGCGACGCGCGGCTGCAGCCTGGGGGCTGTTGTCCTGCGGGTGGACGTTGCGGGCGCTGTTGAGTGCAGCGCGGATGAAGCTGCGCCCCATCTGGCCCCAGGTCGGACCCTTGGGCGAGTACAGCCCGATGTTCGACCAAAGCTTGCGCTTCACGTAGTCACCGCCAGTGACCACAAACTCGGCGGAAAGGTAAATCGCGCCGGTGTCGAACGACTGGGTTGCATAACCACCCGTCCAGCCCTGGCTGGGATCGTCATAGCCGCCCGGCTTCAAGATCATGCGCATCGGCGCGATGACGCCCTTGGGAATCGGGTCGAAGCCAGACTGTTGGGGATCGGCATCCTGAAAATCAAAGTAGTTGGAAGACATGGCGATTACTCCTGGGATTCAGTGGGGGTCGTGGTGGTGGCGCTGGCGGGCGTGATGGATGTACCCGCGCACTTTGCGATCAGCGCGCCGAGATGCGGCGGCTCCAGTAGGTCGAGGCGACCGCTGCGGTCTTTGGCCGGAAAGCCGTAGGGATTGACGGTGTGCGTGACGAAGGCGCGGTAGGTGCTGCCATCCTCGGCCTTGATCTCGGCCAACGTCACGACCTCGTCCACGATGCCGGGCAGCTCCAGACTTGTTTTGCTGCCTTCGATCTGCGGGACGAACACCTTGCGGTTGTAGTCATCGAGGCGTTCGTCGAGGATCGCCACGAACACCACGTTCTTGCCCCGTGCGTGCTGCAAATGGGTCAATGCGCTGATCATTTCCTGGCCGAGCAGGCCATAGGCCGCGCGCAGGTCGGGCTTGCCGGAGCGGTCGCTGACGGCACCCGGTTGCGTCTTGCACCACGCGAAGCACTGACGGGACAGCTGCGTGATCGAGTCGAGGAAGAAGGTCTGGTAGCGGTCGAGTTGCGCCGGGTCGCCAAACTTCTCGATGACGTGGTCGTAGTGCGCCTGCGAGAACGCGCTCTCAGGCGGCAGTGACTTGTCCGGGCCCGCGAGGAACACGAAGAAGTCGCGGCTCTCCGGCCACGAAGCCGGACGGATGGTGTCGCCCGGCCAGTCGGCCACCGCCAAGTCTCCGGCCTCGATGTCGAGGAACAGCGTGGTGGCCGGGTCGAGGTCTTTGAGCCGCGTGGTTTTTCCGATGCCGGACTTGCCCAGCATCAGCAGCTTCACGCCCTTGCGCTCGGCCATCCGCTCGATGGCGGACACGATGGGGAGCTTTTTCATGCGGCACTCCCATCGAGCGTCAGGGTGATGGTCGGCTTACCTTCCTCTACGGTGCGCGCGGCGGCGAACTGCTCCTGCAGCGCCGTGGGCCAGTTGGTATAGCGAGACTCGGATACCGACAACTTGATGTCGATGTAATCCTCGACCTTGTCGCCCGAAGCGACGATACGCTCGGCCATCTCCTTGAGGATGGTCTGGTTCCAGGTCACCTTTTTGGGGACCTCGTACTTGACGTGCAGCGCACCGTCGCTGACGTGGGCGGTGCCGAAGTCGCGGCCGGAGTCACGCAGTGCAGTTCGGGCCTGTTCGCCGTAGCGCTGGAGCTTGGCGGCATCCAGCTTGGCGCGCAGTGGCTTGAGAAATGCGATGGCCTCGTCGACATTGCGCTCGGCGTCCAATAAATCCTGGATCGGCGCGGCCGCCAGTTGAGCGACGGTCATGCTCGCGAGGTCGGCCGGATAGAGAGTCAGTTCTTTCATGGCTGCTCTCCTCACACCGGTACACGTTCAGACGTCGACGCGTAGACGTGACGCTTCTCGTAATCGAGCACACCGTTCTCGCCATCGAGGGGATAAGCCACCTTCTTCGAAAACTTGTTGAAGACAGGGCCCCGACCCATGCCGCGCCAGCGCGTGAGCGTCTTTGGGGACATGCCCCAGCGGTTGGCGAGCTCGACCTCGCTGAGGAATCGCCGCTGGGACAGCGCTGCTGATTCAGGGGTGGGCGTCGAACTGAATCCGACGCCGGAATTGAGGCCCGGTGTGCCACCGAAGCCTCCTGACAGTGCCATTGAATAGGCCATTGCCGTGCTCCTTCCCGTTCAGGGATTGGGGCGCGACCGGTGGCCAGTCCTGTACTGACCGTTGATGCCGGTTCACGCCTTCATCGGGGAAGGCGCTACATCCGGCGTAGCAACAGCTACTTTTGGCGTAGCCGAAAAATATTTCTGCGAGACCCTCGCTAACCGAGGGACGCGATCAACCGGCGTTGCTCATTCCAGTCCAAGGGCACCTTGGCCCGCAGGATGGCTTCCAGAGACACTGCCCGAGGCAGCCGTCCTTCGTAGGCGGCCTGGATGATGTCGGGGGCGAGAAGCGCCAGCCGCAGCAGATCGTTGACCGTGGAACGGTGGATACACTCGCGTTCAGCGATCTCGGTGCCGCTGGCCACCGTCCCGTTGTCGATCAACTGCTGCCAGTAGATACCTCGCCCCAGCGCCTTCAGCAGCGGGCGATCCTGTTCGGGGGTGAGCACCGGGGTATCGGTGATGGCAATCGGCTGGCTGACGCCTTCCGGGGCGACGATCACCTTCTTGATGCCGCGCTTCTTGAAATGAAACGGCACGAAAGTAGTGATCCGGACACCGCCGCCTTCCAGCGGGTGGCGGCGCTCGTGGGGTTTGCCATCACCGACCAGCTTCTTGGACGAGCGGTTCATGGGGCCACCTCCATTTCCAGCAGCTCGCCCCCAATGCTGTCCGCCTGCAACTCACCGACCAGATCCCGCCATCCCGACTCGCGCCAGACGATGTCGACGCCATCGGAGAGGAGCTGGACGCGCTCGATCAGCAGGTTGACCAGCCGCACCTGCTCAGCGGGGAACAACTGCTTCCAGACCTCCCCGAGGCGGCGCATGGCCAGCACGGTGGTCGGCTCGTCGATCTCCGGATACTTGCTGCGCACTGTGTTCCAGACCCCTTGGATGCTTTCGGGCGACTGGAGCGCCCCCACCAGCAGATTCACCACCACCTCCTCGATCTGGTCGGCAGGGATCATCCCGGTGGCGCTGCTGCGGTAGCCGTAGCGGCTGTCCGCCTTGGGGATGTAGTAGCGGTACTTCTTGCCCGAGGGCTTCTTGCTGTAGGTGATGTGGTACTTGCCACCATCAGGGCCGTACATCAGGCCGCGCAACAACGCGTCGGTCTTGTGCCGGGTCTGGGTCTTGCCCATGCGCTGGTGCGCGTCCTCAGACAGGATGTCCTGCACCCGATCCCACAACTGCCGGGTGATGATCGGCTCGTGCTGTCCAGCAAAAACCGTCCCCTTGTGGCGAATTTCGCCAACGTAGATCGGGTTGCGCAGCACCTTGGAGATGTACTTCTTGTCCATCGGCGTGCCGTTGCGCACGCTGCCGTCCTTCAGCCGGTTGGGCTTGGTGGTAATTCCCTCCAGGGCCATCTCGCGGATGATGTCCGTGATACAGCGCGTTTCAGTGAAGCGCGTGAAGATGCGCCGAATGGTTGCGGCGTCCTTCTCCTCGATGACCAGCTTGCGGTCTTTGACCTCGTACCCAAGCGGCGTGTAGCCCCCCATCCATAGGCCCTTGCGCTTGCTGGCCGCAATCTTGTCGCGGATGCGTTCGCCCGTGACCTCGCGTTCGAATTGTGCGAAGGACAGCAGGATGTTGAGCATCAGCCTGCCCATCGACGTGGTGGTGTTGAACTGCTGGGTCACTGACACGAACGACACCTTGTGCCGCTCAAACACCTCCACCAGCTTGGAAAAATCGGTCAGGCTGCGCGTCAGGCGGTCAATTTTGTAGACCACCACGATGTCGATCTGGTCGGCCATGATGTCGGCCATCAGGCGCTTCAATGCCGGGCGCTCCATGTTGCCGCCCGAGTAGCCACCATCGTCGTAGTCGTCGCCCACCGGCAACCAGCCCTCCGCACGCTGGCTGACGATGTAGGCTTGGCCGGCCTCGCGCTGAGCGTCGAGGGAGTTGAAGGATTGGTCAAGGCGCTCGTCCGTCGAGACACGGGTGTAGACGGCGCATCGTTTCTTGGTCACGACGGTGTTCACTTGGCACCTCGCTTCTGTTTGTTCTTGGTGATTCCGAAAAACAGCGGCCCTGACCACTGGGTGCCGGTGATGTGGCGGGCGACTCCCGACAAGCTCTTGAAGCGGCGGCCTTCGTATTCAAAGGAGCCGTCCGCCTGCGCGGTGACGCGGTGTTCGCGGTTGTCAAATTCCCGCACCAGCACCGTGCCGGGAATGACCTGAACTTCCACGCCGCGCTGCGTCTTGATGTTGGATTGAGCTTCGCCGATCCGTGCCATTTGTGTCTGCACGAGCAGCGCGGTGCCCAGCGCCTCCTCCTGAATCTTGTAGGCGACGCGGCCTTCGACATAGGCCCGGTTATGGTGGGGTGGTCGCTGCGGGAAATACTTGTCCCAAACCGCCCACAAATCTTTCATAGCCAGTTTGGGCAGATTGGCGATTTGCGCGGCCAGAGAGGGTGGTGTTATTGGTGCGTTCATTTGAAAACTCCTTCTGTAGAGGGGTTTGTATGAACGCGCTCGGATGCCGAGAAGCCAAGTGGAATATCGCTGTCTTGTGGACGCGTGGAATGCAAGCGCGCGATGGCGGCCGCGATGATTTCTGCGGCCTCGCGTGCCCGTTGTCGAGGTGACATCAATTCAGGGAGTGTTTGTTCGACGGTCATTTCGGTAGCCAGTAAAGTTGTCAGACCGTTACGAAGAATATGCACACAGGGCGGTCGGGGTATCCCGTTTCAGCGTGCATCAGATAGGGAGAGCGAGATTTCGAGGAGATTTTTCTGTGCGACGTTGATCGCCCTGGCGGCGTGGAGTGCCAGTGCGGAGACCATCACGGGTCGAGTGGTTGGCGTGGCCGACGGCGACACGGTCACCGTCCTCGATGCGGATAGGACGCAGTACAAGATCCGGGTGGCAGGGATCGATGCGCCGGAGAAGAAGCAGGCATTCGGGCAGCGATCCAAGGCGTCGATGTCCGACCTAGTGTTCGGCAAAGACGTCGTCGTGATGAGCAGCAAGCGCGACCGCTACGGGCGGCTTGTTGGCAAGGTACTGGTCGCCAACCCTTCCTGCACCGCACGCACGTGTCCGAAGACACTGGACGCAGGGCTGGCACAGATCACAACCGGGATGGCTTGGTGGTACCGCCAGTACGCACGGGAGCAGTCCGCCGAGGATGCCGGTGCCTACGAGTTCGCTGAGCAGGAGGCGCGCGACCGCCACGCCGGGCTGTGGCGCGATGGCGATCCGATAGCTCCTTGGGACTGGCGTCGCTCCTCACGCCCGTAGTCGGGCCAGAGATTTTCTGCGCTGGGTCGCCTCCATTGACCTGATTTTCATCAGGTCATATATTATGCAAATCGGCAAGGAGCAATGCCATGAGCAAGCGAAAGACCGAAGGCATTACTGAGCCGCAGACCAGAACGCTGAGGGCGATTTGCCAGATCCTCGACAGCACGGGCCTGCCGCCCACTGTCAAGGAATTGGCCGAAGCGCTAGCCATCAGCCACGCCAGCGCTCATGAACAAATCGCGCAGTTGGTACGCAAGGGGTATTTGAGGAAAGAAGAAAAAAAGGCACGGAGCATCGTGATCTTGAAGCGCAACGAATGACCGCGATGCTTTGATTTCAACAAGGGGAATCCTGGATGGGGCACGTTCGGCTCGGGGTACTGCCAAGAACGAAGGCGTGGAAGGAGGTCGTCGAACTGATCGCCGCCGGTGCTGACGTCTCCCAAATCGCCAATGCCACCATCACGGCGGCCGAAAAGGCCTTCTCCTTCGTGATGGACGATGTGGGCTACACCGAGGCCGTTTGGCTGATGACCCAGATGGCCATTGCCGCCAAGAAACCCGATATCCACCAGCACCTTGCGGCAGCGGGCATCCATCTACCTGCCGACCCCTCCCTCATCGATGTGACCACGGCGATCACGGAGGCACTTGATCGGCGCGTAGAGGGCAATGGCCAGCGATCCGACCTCGGAGGCCTTGCCAATCGGGCCATCGTCGGTGCCGTCAACGATGTCCTCGCGCCCAAACTGCAATCACTCTTTTCGTCCGACCCGGACACGATGCGGGCGGCGCTCGCAGACTTGGGCAAGCCGAAGGAGTTTGGCGACTTCTCCCGGCGATTTTTTGCCCGGCTGGCCAATGAAGGGCTGCAATATTTCCTGAGCAAGGTCGTAAACACCCAGCTTGGCGATGGAATGCGCTTTGCGACGATGAATCAATCGGCCCAGTTCAATGCAGCTCTGGAGACCCACACCCGAGAGGCGTCGGTCATCGTCGAGAAGTTTTCAAGCGAGTGGTTCTCAAAGCACCGGTTTCATGAGGGCGGTGATATTTCCAGAAAATCGTCGGACGGATTCGCAGGCTATGCGCTGAAAAAGATGAAGGACGAGTTGAAAGCGGGGGCGCGCAGCGATGCAAGGTAAGCGATACGTTCTGTGCGGCAACGCGTCTGCAAAAGGCATCAGCGAAGATCCCTCGCGCGACCTGCGGCTGCGGCTCTCCGGCAAGGCCGGGCACGGCAACATCACCCTGCGCATCGAAGACGTCCACACCAAAATGTTTTGTGGCGTTCCGCCGCTGTTTCACGACCTGCTGGAGATAGCCACCTACGTCTACAGCGCTGATCAGGTGGTCAAACGAGGTGCGGACGATGTCGATTCCTTTGGTGATGGCTGGCGGCGCGACCTGCACTTTGTGGTTCCGGTGCGCAATCCCGATTTTTGGAACAGTGCGGAGGTCCAGGAAACGCTGTGCTCAACGCTAGGGTTCCTGTCCGACGACCAGTACCAGTTCGACTTCGTCAAACTCGACCAGGATCACCAGTTCCAGGAGTACCTCGAGTTCAATGACACCCAGCAGATGTACGGGATGCCGGAGCAGGTGGTGATGTTCTCAGGCGGGCTGGACTCTCTGGCTGGTGCCATCGATGAGGTTGTGAACCAGAAGCGGCGCGTGCTCTTGGTCACCCACAAGTCGACCTCCAAGCTCAATAAGCGACACCGCGTACTCGAAGAGATGCTGGCCGCGAAAGCAGGCGACAACGAGCCACACCGCATTACCGTTCGCGTCCACAAGACCAAAGAACTGAACCACGAGTACACACAGCGCAGCCGGTCGTTCCTGTACGTCTCCATCGGTGCGACGATTGCCCGGATGCTCAACCTCAAGAGTGTCCGCTTCTACGAGAACGGCGTCATCAGCCTGAATCTTCCGGTTTGCGCTCAGGTGGTCGGCGGTCGTGCCACAAGGACAACGCACCCGAGAGTGATGAAAGGCTTCCAAGACCTGCTTTCATTGGTGGCAGGTGAGCCCTTCGCAGTCGAGAACCTCTACATCTGGAAAACGAAGGCGGACGTCGTCAAGGTCATCACGGACGCTGGTTGCCACGACCTGATCAAGCATTCGATGACCTGCACCCACACCTGGGAGATGACAAACCAGCACACCCACTGCGGAGGCTGCTCGCAATGCATCGACCGCCGATTTGCCGTTCTCGCTGCCAAGGCTGACCAGCACGACCCGGCCGAACACTACAAGTTCGACGTGTTCACCCAGAGCCGCGATGCCCAAGATCAGAAGAAGAACGTGGACAAGATCATGGCGGCAGCCTATCTGGAGCGAGCAAATCAGGTGAAAGGCCTTACGGATGTGGCGCAGTTCGTCACCAGCTACCCCGACGTGGGCCGGGTCTTCAAGTATCTGAACTACGACAAAGCTGGGCAGGCTGCACAGCGGGTGTTCGATCTCTACAAGCGGCATGCCAACGAGGTGATGGGGGCATTGGATGATCTGCTCAGTCGCTACAGCAGGGAGATTCGTGAACGCACGCTCCCAGGCGACTGCCTGCTTCGGACGGCCTATGAGTCCGGTTCGGTAATCTCGATGCCCGCCGTGGTCTCGGCCGAGAAGCTGCCAGACAACATTTTCCGAAAGCGCGGTGGTGTCTGGGAGGCACGGTTTCAAGGTCGGGGACGACACACCATCCTGATCCAGGGCGTAGACAAGGGAGCCGAGTACATCAACCTGTTGCTGGCGTTCCCGGATCGGGAGACATCGGTCTATGAGATTGCTGTTGGAAGCGCGGCCAACGCCATTGATCTGCCTGCCAACACCGGGGTGGCACCGGAAGATATTGAGGAGGGCTTCCAAGTGACCCAAGGCGTTCCTCTGGGCGATGCGGGAGACGTCGCAGACAGGCAAGCCCTACGCGAGTGGCAGCAGCGAGCCCGCGAGCTGCTGGGCGAGATTGAGGAGGCTCGCGATGCTGGTGACCACGCCCGCATCGAGGAGATCGAGGAGGAAATGGCTTTCCTGACCAAAGCGATGGAAGGTGGCAAAGGCCTCGGAGGGCGGCAACGCAAGGCTGGGGACAAGCGGAAGAACGTCCGGGACGCCTTCCGCAACGCCGTCGACCGTGCCATCAAGCAGATTGCGAAGTACGACAAGCCGCTGGCAGAACACCTAGACAACAGCATCAAGCGTGGCGACGTGGTGGGCTACCGACCTGAGGTGCCCATCGTTTGGGATGTGCGGCCTGTCACGAATGGTTGAGGCGGAGGATCCAGTGGCGTTTTACCAAGTGCTGATAGCGGTCGAGCAAGAGCCTGACAAGTTACGTCAGGTCTTTGAAGACCTCGATGAGAATGAATTGAAACCGAAATTGGTGATTCCCTACAAGAAGGGCACGAGCCTGATCTGTGGAAACGAGATCATTCCGGTCCTACAGATTCGAAAGATTCACATCGTCCGGACTGCTCAACGTAACGAAGTTGAACGAGAAGACCTGCACAGCAAGAGTGTTCGCGAGATCGACAGGCTGAATCGTGAATCCAGTGGGATCGTATTTATTAGTCCCGGCTCCGGTTATGACCCGGCAGATATCTTGGAGGCTGGCGAAGACGTGACAAGGAAATTCATCACTGGCCACCCAGGAGCCGCAGCTGGTTTGCCACCCCTGGTAAGGTTCGCAGGCAACCCCTGGTTTGTGACTGTGGTCGGGGGGCTCGTCGTTGCCTACCTTATCTGGAAGTTCGGCTGGAACAAGTAGCAGGGCGTCCGACATCGGATTGCGTCGGGTCGCCCGCGTGAAGGCGGTTTCCATCACGAACAAGCAGCCGGAAGCCCGCGCCATTGCTGGACCGGGTTCGAAGTCCTCCTCCGCAGAAACAGAGAATGGGCGGGAACTGAGAACGAAAAACCGCCCGACACGAGGCTGTCCGGGGCGGCAGCGTCCGTCGCAGCAAGGCCCGAACCCGCGCCAACACTGGGGGGAACGGGCGAAAAAAAACCAACCGAGAACGGTTGGTTTTTGGGTAAGTGGTGGAGCCGGGGGGATTTGAACCCCCGTCCGCCAGTCCGCCGCTATCGGTTCTACATGCTTAGCCATCTCTACTTAGTTAACTCCGCGCCGCCCGAGT